TCCAGACGTAAGCTTTCCTCCTTGCGCATCTTCCCATTTTTTGCGCTGTTTCCTAATTTCATCGATTTCTCGCTGGTAATCCAGCTCAATCTGTCTGCGCTTCTTTTCAGAACCTTCTTCCATCAGGTTGATTTCTTCCTGCTGATTTGTTCTGCGAAGCTGAAGGAGTTCTTCTGCAACCTGTTGCTGCTCTTTCTTTTGACGCTCGGCATCTTTCTTCGCATTATTCTCTTGTTTGGCCAGAGTGTCTCCTGTTACACCACCGAGCGATTTATATGATTTTTCTGCTGCTTCCAACTCTTCTACAGCTTTCTTATAAGCAGATTCAGTGCCTTTTTTAGCATCCTCTACGGCCTTTAATTTTGCTTCGTAAACAGCTTTTGCTTCTTTATATGCTTGCTGATACGTCTTTTCCGATGCTTCTCTTTGCGATTCCAGGCCAGATATGGTACCGTCAATCCCTTTTAACGCTGCTTGCGCATTATTGAACCGTATTTGAACGTCAATAGGAATTGTTGCAAAAGGAAAATTCTTAATTTTTTCTTGCTCTTCCTGCAATATTTGTCTTGCTATATTGTATTCGCGTATAATCTGCTCACGATTACTTCTTGCTTCCATCAGCTTGACTTCAACAGGTTTCGAGTTTTCCTCTGTTTCCTTTTTCAGTCGATTATATTCGCTCAAGGCTGATTTCCACTTGTTAAGATTTGCTTTTGCTGATTCTATTTGTGAAGCGATTAGTGGGGCACCTTGCCCCGCATTTTTTAAAGAAGCATTTAATGATTTTATTTTCTCCTCCCATTGTTGAATATTCTTTAGTATGTTTTCATAACTGTTCTTGTCTCGTTCCTTATTCAGTTCTTTATTTGCTTCTGCAAGATTGAGTACAGCCAGTTGTTCACGGGTATAAGCAGAAGAAAGTGCAGGAGAATACCTTTGTAGTTCCTCATAGGCCTTTATCTTTGAAAACTCGGTTTCTGTCTCATCTTGGATAACGCGTATCAGCTCTTCTATTTTTTTCTTGCGTTCCTCTTCCTGATTCGCAAAATTCTTTTGTTCTTCATTGAATTTTTGTTGTGCCTTTTCCGATGCGGTTGTGCTGTCATGAAAGGCCCACATTGTAGCAACAAGACCGGCAAGAACCGTAGCTACCAGGACATACGGGTTGGCTTTCATAACCGTATTCAAAGCCTTTTGTGCTATCATTTGAGCTTTGGTAACCAAGATTGCAAGTTCCATTCTGGCCGTTAATGTATCCTGAGCTATTCGCACTACAATAAGAGCGGTTTTGTATGTCCCGTATGTAGCAATCAGTCCTATCAAAATCTTACCAACAGTTTCATAGTTCTCAATAAGACCTTTCAATCCTGAAATACCTGCAGAAGCAATTCCCTGAGTATCTTTCCCAATCTTATTCAACATTGTATCCCAAGCATCTCCAAGGTTACTCAACTGCCCTGTAAGAGACTTAGACTGTTCTTGCATCAGGTTATAATAGATTCCTGATTCACCAGTCATATTTTTAAAGGCCTGTTCTACTTCTTTAAATCCTACCTTGCCTTCCTTTACTAAACCTGAAACTTCATCTTTTGTCACACCAAGCACTTTTGCCAGTTCCTCGTAGATAGGAATACCACGTCCTGCAAACTGACGAATATCGACAGCATAGGCCCTTCCTTGTGTCCTTAATGTGCCATAGAGATAGGCTATTTCACTAAGCTGGGAGCCAACACCGGCGGCTACATTTCCCAACATTACAAGCTCATTACCCACATTCTCAGCTGACGAGCCGTAAGCAATCATTTGCTTGGCAGATGATGCCACCCCTTGAAGGTCGAAAGGTGTCTTTGCGGCAATATCCACCAGTTCCGACATCAGTTTATCTGCTTTTTCCTTACTTTTCAGCATGGTTGAAAAAGAAATTTCAAGCTGCTGGAATTGTCCTCGTACATTGACAAGTTCTGTGACAAAGTTTTTCAAGGCAGTTACTCCACCTATTACACCAAGTACTTTGGTTAAGGAAACGGACATCTTTTCATTTGCTTCGACCGTTTCGCCGGCTTCTTCCTTAAAGGCTGCATATTCATCCTTCAGTCTCTTTACTGAAAGACGGGCTTCAGCCTGCTGTTGAGTCAAACCAAATAAAGTAGCTCTTTCTTCATCGAGAGTCTTCTTTGCAGATTGGTATTCTGATAATAAGCCTGCAGCTCCCGTCGGATTTCTTTTTAAAGCTGTTTTATAAGCATTGCCCAACCGCTTAACATCATGTTCTACGTCTTTGACAACTCTTTTCTGGTCAATAATTTTTTGAGTAAAATCATTTACAGATTGTGAGGCATTGTAAATATTGGACTTAAAGTCTTTCTCCATTACAGCCCCTGTCTTAGCCGCATCGGTCACCAGCCCCATCATTTGCTGACGGGTGGATGCTAGTTGCGTTTCTAAAGCCTTGGCTGCTGCCGGAGACTTGTTTACGTCCATCTTCTTTAGCTGGGCTTCCAGTCTCTCACATTCCTGTCTCAGCTTGACAACCTGCTCCCAGTCAGAACTGACTTTAAAGTATAGTGTAGCCATATCTATTTCTTGTTTCTTCTTCTGCGTGAAGCCATGTCCTTACCCTTCACCTTTGTAACCTTGGTACCGGTAACTGTATGGAGCTTGTCACGCTGCATTAATACTAAATTCCTGTATGGTATCTCATAGACCACTTCCCGGTATGACAGATGCAGATTTTCCATGAACGATGCAATCTGTCCCAAGAGAGTATCATTTCCTACAACCTCGGTTTCGCTGCCAGCAGACTTACGTTCCTCGCCAAGCTGACAGCTTTGAGAAAAACCTTTGAGTCAATCATAGAGAGTGTTTCATCCAATGCGTCCACATTCTCTTCGTATGTTCCTTTTGCCAGTTCTTCGCTCAAGTTTTCGTCACCAGCTATCAGCCAGGAAAGAGCCCTGCTGTAGGCCTCACTTTCTCCCAGGGAGAGAAGAACTTCTTTCAAATTGTCTGCTTCTTGTACACCTGACAAATGGGAGATTGCTCCGGCCAGTTTGTTGATAGTAGGAGGGTAGACCGTGTAGGCTTTCCCAGCGACAAACACCGTTCTGAAATCACTTCCGATAATGGATTCAGTTACTATTTTTGCTCCTTGATTCATTCTGATAAAAGATAAAAATTAAGGGGTGAAGCCATAAAGCCCACCCCTGTTATGGAATTCAATCTCTACCTATTGGATAGGCATTAAGCACCTGCTGTTACTTCAGATGAGTCAAACCAGTATTCCGGTGCAACTTCTGCATTTTGTGGTTCCAGTTCCACCGCACTTACAGGAATACCGACAGCCTTGTCTGTTGTGGCTTCACGTGCACCGATGTCAGCACGGGGAATCACACAATACTGGTCATCGTCAGTCAAAGCGACAAGTAACTTCTCAATGTTTACCTTGCCTCTTGCTCGTTTCCAACCCTTATCAGTGTTAATAATATCACCACCCATAAGGTCTTTCTTAGTAGGATAGTCGTATTCTCCAATAGTGAAGTTTACAGTAACATCACCCATTTCCTTATCACTTCGATAAGTCTGATTCGTGAGCTGGTTCTTGTAATTTGTACGACTTGCTTCTGCTTCTTCAATCGTCCATGTATCCTGATGGATATTCTTGATTTCTTTCAATGCTTCACCCTGTAAAAGAGTATGCAAGGCTTGTCCTGTCAAATCTGCGGTAATCTCGCTTGTTTCGCCATACCAAAGCTTCTTGATATTCGCGGCTGTGACTTTCTTTGCTTCTGCCATATTATTTCACATTTAAAACTTCAAACAAAATTCTTACATTCACATAGTGACACTTTAAAGCAGTGTCCTCCTCCGTTCCAATTGATTCGATAGAATAATGATAGGTTGTATCGTCATAGCGACCGGTAACACCGTCAAACAATCCCTGTGCCTGCTTCTCCAGTTCGTTCAGCCGGATGGTATTGGCTTCGCCTTCCTTCAAATCGGGAACACAAATGTTCACCTCGACGAAAGATTTCTTCCAGTATGTGCCCGGCTGTTGCTTCTTGGCGTGAATGACAATCCTTTCGGACTTTATCGCCCCTGTCAGCTTCTTGCCATGGGGAACGATATCAATCCCGAAAGACTTGCAGTCACGGTAGAGAATGTTCGCTATGTCAGTAGTTACTATCATACAATAAGATATTGAATATTATTATCATACTGAAGGAATACATGAAAAACCAGTTCTCCAAGTTGAACAGTACCTGCAAATCTTTTGTCTGACAAATCTTTATCAGATATATTTTGTCCTGTTGCATACATAAAAATATCCACTAAACACAATTCTTTTTGACATTCATCTACTACTGCCCACAAGCAAATTGCATTCCGTTGTGCTTGAATAGATAATATTCTTGCTCCGATAGGCAGACATAATTTTGAGTGGTCTGCGACCATCAGTTCATACTTGAATATTCGTTTCATTTGATTTCCTCCTTTAATCGTCTCTCAGCAAATAAGGCTGCACCAGTTGAAACTTCGTAACCTTTGGATTCCACGTGTGAGGCATACTCAGCATCGTTTCTTATCACCAGTCCATCATCCTCAACTGAATACTTGTTTGACTTACGGAGCGTTCCGGTCCGGTTCTGGTAACTTCCGTTCTTCACAGCGTAATCGACAGCTTCCTTGCCAACTTTATCTTCAACAGATTTCACCTCGGCATAGCCTTGCTCGAAAAAGCTATCCACGTCCGAAAAATCAAATTTTACAGCCATATCTCTGAGTAACCAAAATAGTTTGTATTCTTCACCATGTAAACCTTGCCAATTCCACGGATATTCTTACCGTCCATACATCTGACCTCATCACCAGCCTTCAGTGAGGTTTTCTTCTCACAGACTACGTGATAGTTCGGTCGGTATACCTTGCCATTCTCCGAAGTAAACTCCTTGGTTGAGTTATCGTCGCACCGGCACTTACATACGTCCTGCCAGCTTTCTCCACCGGTTCCGGGAATGGGCCGGCCGAACTCGTCTGTTTCCATCGGAGTAAAGACCTTAACCTGTAATGTATGTGGGGCAAATATCATAGGAATCTGACTTTAGGTTTATCTGACAGCGTGTCTTCAAGACCATACTTCTTGCACAAGAAAGAATAGTATTCCTTCAAGCCTTTTGTATCCCATGACATAGAGAAACCGTTCTCGCTGATGGAAGTGGCACGGAGTAATAGAGAGGGGATGAACTTCGCCATAGACACCGAAACAAGTCCGATGTTTGACGGGCCCATCTCATCCTCTCCGCTTACTTCTGAAGACAAACTTATCTCCAAAAGGTCAGCCTCCGACAAGTTGATGCCGAAGGTCTGAAACTTCTGTGATATGTAGTCGTTTATTGTCATGCGTTCATGGTTGACAAATCAAAGTTCACAATCAGGTTCGGGTTCGTAATCTGCGGAATCCACTCTGCAGTGTATTCCAAATAACGACCGTTCTTGTCCTTGTAACCGGAAATAAGCATATCACCGTCGGCTTGGGTATAGTTACGTCCCGGTACGCCATCCACTGCTTCGTACGGAGTGTGGAAGCGCATGTAACCAACCTTATCCTGCGGAAGCAAGGTGATACGGTCGTCAGTGTAAATCTGCACGTTCTTTCCGGTCTGGTCTTTTACGTAATCTTCCTTGATTTCAATGGCCGGAAGCCCGATGCCAGTGAATACTTGGGAAGCCAGTTGAGATGTAATCAAACCAGTTGAAAGATACATCTCATTTCCTGTAAGCTGCATCTTGAACTTGTCACCAAACTCAGCCGACCCGATGATATTCTTCACGAAAGTTCCTCGTGACATAATCATCTTCTGGAAATTACCGTAGTCCGCTTTCAGTGCATTAATCTGCTGCTGCAAATAGGTGATGAAGTTCGTCTTCGCACCAGTATCAGGCTTGATGAACTTGAACGGCAATTCAATGTTGAGAAGGTCAACGCCTCCGGCATTGTCGTCCTTGTTCTTAACAGCTGCTTCTCCGGTCATCAGAAGTGAACCTACGATAATATCCATGCGCTTGTGAGCTGCCAAAAGTACCTGGCGGTAATCGTCATAGATGAAATTCACGATTTCCTGCATGGCTGCTACCTGGTCAGCAGGTTTAGCTGTGTTAAACTTGTCAATCAAGTCCTGAAGTTCGGACAGGCGGTCAATGGAAATCTGGTAAGCATCGCCAAGATAAGCGATTTCACCATATCCTGAACCGATATTCCGGCGTTCACGGATAGGCTTCTCGCCGTATCGTGAGTTAATAGAACCGGCCATCACTCCAGTAACCTGACCGATGTAGTCCTTGAATACACGGGTAGTCGTTCTACGGAAATCAAGATACTGCTGCCAGTAGATTGTATCCTTACGAGTCTGAAGGACGCGCTGGATAACGGCGTTTACGATATTGGGGTCATTAAACAGAGTATGAATAGTTAGCATCATGTTTTACCTCCTTTCTTTATTTGCTTGCAATTACACCTGCTGTTCTCAAAGATGCCAGAAGGGCATTCAATTTTGTATGTGCATCTTCCTGCCCAGTAGCATCATCCACTTTAACACCCTGCTTTACACCTCCGAGAGCAGAAGATGTTGCTGCAGACAAAGTGAATTTGTTGGCTTGGGATGCGATACCATCCAATTTAGCTTTGTCTTCTTTACTCATCAAGCCATCTTGACTGGAAGACGCTTTGGCAACTACAGCCTTTCCACTTTGAGTAACGTCAGGAGCGTTGAACTGGAAATGCGGCATGTTGGCCTTGTCAATGTCAGAGAAAGGCATAACCAATTTGGTAGGCTCAATCTCGAATGCTCGCATCAAAAGAGCAACTAATACAATTCCTTCTTCTACTTGTACTCTTCCGTACAAGGCTGAGTTAGCAATGACTTTCGGAGTTGTGCCGCTTACCGCTGTAGCTTCATAGAGTACAATACCAGCTTCCAATGTTTCGCCAAAGTCGGCAGACAGCGTCAACTTATCGAAATCTTTGTTTGATTTGTCAATACTGTTGATGGTAGCCCCATGAGAACCATTACCCAGATGCATACCCACATAAGCCAAAGAGTTTTTCTTGATTTTCAAAGTGGTATTGGAACCGGTGGTAAATTTCTCATAGACTTCTACACGGATGGCCACCTGAGCGGTTTTCTTTACCAAATCAGCGGCAATCGGAGTGAAGGATGGAAGAAACGAACCAGCGACAAGGTTGGTCGTCTCCAGCTTGTAAGGGCCTCTACGTCTTACACCGGTGGAAACGTCATAGCGTTCCTCGATGGACGGCTCAGGCTCAATGTTGTACTTAAATCCTGCTGACATAAATTACTTGTTTTGTTGTTCGACAATAGATTTTGTGTCCGCCTCAATCATTTTGGCGAACTCGCTCGCTTCCTTCTCCTGCTTCTGTTCGGCAGTTTCAGGAGCTTTGGAGAACTGAAAACCGTTGTTAGACATATCCTGCTTCATGTCCTTGAAATAAGTGTCCAAGTCCGTGTTTTCAGGAATGTTGCGGTCTTTCAGCATAAATTCGGGAATACCGTACTTCTTCGCCACTGCTGAAATCTGAGAATTGCGCTGCGCCTGCGCTTCATTTTCCTCCATTTTGGCCAGCTTGTCGGCAAACGGCTTGATACCGGCGGCGATACCATCGGCGATCATCTTTGCGATGTCTGTCTCCTGCGGCTTTGGAGGGTCGTTTGGTTTCGGTGGTTCTGGTTTCGGATTCTCGATAGGTTTACCGTCTTTCAGTCCATGCTTCTTCTCGTAGTTTGAAACAGCGGAAGTCTGCGCCTGTCCTGCACGGAAATCACCATAGTTTTGCATCACGTCCTGAAATGAGATACCCTCAACGATGGAGGTCACCTTCGTTTCGTCCGTTACACCCTCTGCCTTCTTTGTGGCGATACGGGTGAGTGTGGCAGTGTCCACCCCAGCGAATTTCTGTTGCAGTCCTGCCAAGATTTGTTCAAAGATTGTCATACCGTATGAGTTTGATTAATAATTTCATACGGTAAATTTACTTATAGAGAAAGGGAAGGGGAAATTTAAAGGCTAACGATACGAAACAATTAGGGAAATGTTCGTTTTTAGGTAAAAAGAAAGCGTGACTACCTAAATAATCACGCTAGATCATCATCCAATTATACTTTTAAAATTTCAATATAGCTGCTTCTATTTCTTTTTTGTCAGAATCTTTTACGTTCCTTAAAGCATTCAGAAAAGGTAATATTAAAGAGTCATCAACGATGAACCAGACTGGGTTTTTAAATAATTTAGGGTATCCGGGATCATCTCCATAACCATTCCATCTCATTGCCATTCTCCTATCCCCATTTTTCCCAAATACCTATCGTTATAGAAAAATCATCATTTTCAAATACAACATTCTCAACCTTAAAATTACTTGGATTAACATCTTTCACTTTCATTGTATGTACTATGCTCCTTTATATTTAATTAATAATCACAACAAATTTATAGCTGCCAGTTCCTCTGTCAGCGCATTAATACCTTTCTGAATCTTCTCTAATTGTTGTTTGCGTGGTTTGTGTACTCCAGCCGCATAATGCCACAACTGGCGTTCATTGATTCCGGTTATCCGGCTCAAAGCAGCTTTGGTAAAGATACTGCTGTAATAGTTGATGAAGGTGGCAGCATCTATCTTGAACTTCAATGTGAACTCTCCCTGCAAAATTTCCACTGGAGCGATGTTCATCTCCTTGCATGACTCCAGGTAAAGTTCAACAGCTTCCTTCATGTTCTTCTCGATTTCCTTCACGTCGTTACCGACAGTAATCACCGGAGCACCTTCAATATAGGCACTAAGATTATTTCCAGCATGTTCTACAATCACTTCTACGGTTCTCATACTACCTCCTTTTTATCATTAAACAAAAGAGGCGGGGGCTATTTTAGCCCCGCTTGCCTCAGAATGTTGTAATAAGTGCCTTTCTCAACGCCTTTCTTGCCGTGGTCGGGGACAATCACTACATGGCTACCATCAGTGTAAACCATGTGACTGCCTTTCTGCCTCACGAACCAAAAGCCATTTTCAGTAAGCAGCGTTACAACGTCTTTAACTGATTTGTAGCTCATAGCGTTTAAGACTTAATTACGATGCAAATATAGTAAAATAACGAATAATTACAAAGAAGTATTCATGTTTTTACTATGATAAAGAAAATAGCGATACCTCGAAAGATACCGCTATTAAATTAGTCAATATTTTAGATTTATATCATTCTGTTTTGTATTATCCTCGTAAATATTCTGACTGGGTTGTTCTATTCTTCAGATTTGCTACCAGCACTTTTAAGAGAGGAAAGCTGTTTCTGTTTCTCAATGTCGTTCTTCTGCTTCTCAGCCTGCTCTTCCTTGATGGCTTCAATCTCATCCAGAACTGCATCCACGTTCCCCACAAAGGTAATGGCCCGCTGTTGAGACCAGATTTCACCGTCCTTGGCCTTGATAGCTGTGTCTATCTTGTCTTTGATGTCCTCCAGTTTGTATGGCTGCATCTGCACATCCACGTCAATAGTCTCGGAGGCTTCTTCAAGGGTGGAATTCACGGAACCCAACGCGGAGACAAGGAAGTTTACCCGTCGTTGCATGAACTCGCCGACGGTTTCATTCAAATTCTCTACATTAAGGTGGGTGGACATGAACACATAGTCGAAAGTCACACCGGAAACGGCGTTTCCTGTACCCTTCAGGGAGTCGAAAGAGATTCTGGGCGTATTGGTCAGTCCGTATATCTGACTTAACAGCGTCTCCACCTCGAACTTGACAGTATCTGGTACCTGTGACCAGGTAAGATACTGGGCATTTGCTCCCTGGCCGGTCAGCTCGACCACCCGGTTTTTGAACTCACCGGAGAAGTTCTCCACGTTACCAAATAGCATGAGAATAGGGAAGAAGTGGTAGTCGATACAGTCTGCATAGTTTGAAAGAAGTTTCTCCAGTCTTACACGGAGGCTCTTTATCTTTTCACAGTATGCTTCCGGACGGTACATATAAATCACCGGCATCTTCTTGAATCCATGAGCGAACGAACCTTTATCGGTCCAGTTGCTTGTCAGTTCCCACTGATAAACCATGTCCATGGTAATGGTCATGAAACAGGTAATCTCTACATCGTTCAGGTCTTTTTTCTTATATTCACGGGATAGGGCCACCAAATCCCCCTGGTCATTGAAGAAAGGGTAGAGCTTGTCGCCACGGAACGGAGACCAGATGGCACTCTTCAGACGGTATTCAGGTTTTGATTTGCCGAAGATTCCTGAAATCTTTCGTTTGAGCTTTGCCCAGAAGCCGTCATCCTTCACCACATACCAGTATTCGGCCACTTCCTGCTCGGCCAGCCATGCCCGGACTACTTTCTTGTTCTGGTATTTCAACTTGTTTTTCTTGAACACCTGCTTCAATGTGGAAAGAAGGCTTTCTTCCGACTGGTCCGGCTGGCAATCAAGGACCGGTTCTGTTCCAACGGTGAAGGCAGTCTGAATGTTCACGATGTCCTGCTCGATAGGGAGAGCAATCCTGTTTGGGTCAACTTCTTTCCTGACCGCCGGCTCAACATATTCTTTCCTGGTTGTCGGGTCTGTAATCCGTTTCTCAGGCTGGGTAGTGATTTTGATTTTCGGGTATTTCTCTTCATCTATCACTATCTCGTGCTTGTTCGGATTCCAGTCGTTGTAAAGAGCGTGAGCGTTTGGTTGCTCGGTCTTTCGTCCTTTTTTCAGATAGTAGATTTTTCTCTCTACTTCCGGCATAGCTAAAATTTCTTCTATAGTCATATCTCAAAGTTTAATGTCCAAATATTCCTGAAACGTCTTTGGGTTTCATAATTCTACCGAGAAGTTCTCCCAGCACATAGTAGCGTGCAGCATCTATGCCATGATTATCATGGTCTTCAGGTTCGTTGATGTAGTTTCCATCCTTATCCTTTGCCCATACATAGTTTCTGAACTCCCTCTGCAGGTTATAAGAACGCTTGGTGATGAATATTTCCATTCCCTGCATCTTGTCAATACCGGCATTGACAGAACCTTGCCCTTTCTCTACCGCGTATATTTTAATCCCTCCGTTATGAATTTCCTGGATGAGTCGCGGGTCCGCACTGTCGGCAATCACTCTCAAATTCCACGGGCGTAGCGTCTTTATAATATCCCCAGATAATAATCCAGTTCTATAATCCACTTCATCCAAATAAAGCGCATTGTCAATGATTCCGCACCGAATAGAAGCCGATGGGTCATTGGTATAACCAAAGTCCTGTCCAATAGCCACTTTCTTGCACCACATGGGGAACTCATCCACAATTCCCCATTTCTTGAACACTGCACCCTCGGCCACGTCAGCCCATCGTCCGATAACCACATGAGCGTACTTCTCCGGATTCTTCTCTTTCATTTCCTTGACTTCTCTCAGGAACTCAGGAGAAAGGTTCTCTATATTGTCGAAGTAAGTCGTATGGATATGAAGTACATTCGGATGGGTGGAAATCTGTACCTGGACGCCGTCAATATCCACCAGCCGATGAGTATTCTCGATGTATTTCTTGTAGATGAAATGGTTCGAATCGCATGGATTCATAATTATGATAATCCGGTTCTGGATTCCCTTCTTACGGATGGAGAGCATAATCTTGTCAAACTCTTCCTCACTGGTCCATTCCTCTGCTTCATCACAGACAAAGGTGGTGATACCCTGAATTGATTTCAACTTTGCCGTCTGATTCCCGGAAGAAGTCTTGATACCCCGGAACATGATACGACTGCCGGTCATCCGATTTACGATGTCCGTCTTGGTGGTCTTGAAATACTTCGTTGTTCCATCCAAATCTATCTTTTCCATCATCTCTGGAATGATAGACATGCCGGCTGACACCATCGTATAACGGGTATAAAGAATCTGATGGACAATCTTCTCTGTGGGAGTCATTTCGAATGTCAGACGCTCAATGAAGGTGGAAGCATTGAAAGACTTCCCCGAACCACGACCACCGGTAATGAGAATGATAAACTTCTCGCTATCGGTATATAGCGGATGATATATCGTTTGGGGTACAATCATTTCAGTTTGTCTTTAATCCATGAGTCAATAGAAATTCCGTGGTTAATATCCTTTGGAATATCTGCGTCTTCGTCCTGACGGCGTTCAACCTTCCTCCATTCATCGTCGTGATGATATAGCCAGACAGACATTGCCTGAAGGTTGGGAGCCAGCTCGCTTTCACTTACCTGAAGCTCTTCTTCGCCGGTCAGGTTTCCGTCCTGGTCTTTCAGCTTTCTTACTACAGTACTCTTGGTCTTGATACCGCCCAAAGCTACAGCAAGGAACTTGGCACGTACAGCTGCAGTGATGGTCGCACGCCCGCGCGCTAATACGTCAGTTATCTCCGAATATTTTGACTTCATTTCGTAGAAGTAGGTCGGATTCAGCCCGAGCGCGAATGCTATTTCCCGGTCAGTGAATCCCTTTTTGGCATACGTTTCTACCTGAGAAAGAAATTCCTCACCCCTGTAATCGAATTTTGGCTTTCTTCCTCCTGGATGTTTCTTATGTTGAGATTCACTTTTCATCATTTATTCCTCCCAAGGGTTTTCACCCTCTTCTTCGACGTATACTCGTTTCAATTTATCCGATATTTCACTGAGTTCATGCTTCATCTGATTTACATGAAACTCTGCAGGCATAGGTAACTCCAATGCTCCTATCAAGTTGTCTATTCTATCAATAACCTCACCAAATTCTTCTGATGCTTTCATAATTATTCAATTCTTTTTCAATTTTCTACACTTATCACAAATTTCATAGCGGAAATCTAATGGTCCTTTCCAAACATAATGATGGATACAAAAAAGATTCTGCCCAAAAAACGTCTTTAGCCAAAGAATAAAATCCCCTACCATATTTCATCCATTATTGTTGCCCATATAAATGCGGCGAGAAACAGGCTTATCACCATAAATATCAATTCCTCTCTTTGAGAAATAGCTATCTATCCTGGCCGCATATCTTTCCATTATAGACTTCGTTCTGTCTCTTATACTTCTTTGTCTGTCTGTACCAAGCCCGTATTGCCTTCCGGCGTTGTACATTATTCGTCTTGACTGTTGATACAACTGACTATATGTTTTTCTTCTAACTCGGCTTTCCTCCTAAAATTTCATGTTGTCATTCAATTCTTTCTATCTGTTCATCGAATACCTCACCCTTGATAAACTTGGAGTAGGGGTCGTAACCGAACCTTTCACAGAAAGCTGCCTTAGCTTCGAACGTGTCAAAGGAAAGCATCAGATAAGCATCCATATCCTGTGCCTGTTTCTGGGCTGCATTCTTCACCTGCTGCTTTACTTCTTTCATGTGAGCTACCTTTTCAGCTCTTTCCATCTGCTTTGCGGCTTTCTCAGCTTCTTTCTGCTCTGTGACAGGTGCCATCATATCCTCTAGGGCATCGGCAATAGAGCTTTCTTCTTCTGTCTGGAGAAGGAAATCACAGCCAATCATATTCAAATCAGCGGCCGTTAATCCGGCATCCTGGTAATCAATATCTGGAACTAACCGCGCCAATGCGTCATAGTCCCATGCACCCTGCGCGTTTGGATTGTTCATCAGGATGTTTAATTCCTTTTCCTGCTTTTCGTCCACGTCAATGACATCTACACGGATTCTGTAATCGTTCTCAGGAAATTTCTGCAGCTCATCCATGACTGTTAGACGCTGATGGCCGGACACGACAGTAAGGCCAGTTCGCTTGTTGACTACGATTCCACCAACCAGACCGAACTTCTTGATACCCCGTTTCAATGTCTTTCGGGATTCCTCAGACAACTTCCGAGGATTATAATTTGCGAAGTGAATGGCGGAACGGTTAAGTTCCACCGATTCACTCTTAATATATTTGCTTAGTTCCATATTAGCCATTACTTAAACCCATGTATTGATTTCTAGTAAACTTTTTATTGGCATCTGAATATCCTCCCAGCTTGCCCATATTTCTTGCGTATTGAGAATATATATTGCTTATCCGTCTTTCACGTGCAAAAGTCCAATAGCCATTTCTACCAGCATAGCCTCCTAACCTTTCTCTTTGGTTAATCAAGTCTTGCAATGATTTTCCTTTTCTGACTCTGCGTTCCTCCTAAAATTTAATTATCCATTACTTAAACCTTTTGCAACTGTTGTAAAACCACGTCTATCTCTAAAATTTGGATAAGAAAGAAGTGAAACATCTACTCTTAAATTTCTTGCAAGATTTTGAGTAGCACTTCTTCCTGCATTGGTTATACGCTGATTGTTGGTCATATTTCTTGAAATGTTACCTCCTGAGGCATATGTGTTTCTTAATCTTCTTGTTGTTGCAAGAATTTCACGATAACTTCTTTGTCTCCTTCCGACTCTGCGTTCCTCCTATTAATTTTGTTTTTGTTTATGCTCCCAAAGGATTCTTTCAGCCATTGGGAACACTTTGTAAATTCTCTGTAAATCCTGTGGGTAATTCTTCTCCAGCCATAACATACAATCCAGATTAAAGCCTACTCCCGAACTGGCCTTCAGTGAATATCTGACAGGCTCCGGAAGGCTGTTCTGTTTCATGTAAGATAGAATGTCTTTCTGCGTCCAGTCTGCCAAAGGATAGCACATTCCGTTGTTCTCATACCCATTGGCTTCATAGCCTTTCAGCATCAAGCGGCGGTTCATGCCGTCGGCCTTCTTCATGCCCAAGAAAGTGTAGTAAAGTCCGTATCTTAGCTGCATGGCCTTCACAACATCAGCCAACTTCAAAAGCTTCACTTTGTGGTTTGGCACGCAATACAGGCCACCGCGAAGAATGTAGGTAAGGTTCCAGTGGGGTACCTGAACAAACTCTATCTTAGGATATTTGGCTTTTACCCATCCAATCCATCTTTCGATGTGCTCTAAGCCTTTGACAAAGTACATGAACACGCAGACTATTCTATCAAACTTCGGGTAGATCATGTCCAGCAATACCAAAGAATCCTTACCCAGCGACAGAAACAGCAAAACCCCGTCAGTCTTCTGTCTGACGAGGTCAATATAGCTGTATGTCCTTTCTTGCAGTGTCATTATCCGCCACTCATGCCAAGTCCTGTGCGGACGTTATAATACTGCTGTCTTCGGGTGATAAATCTGCCACCCTGAGAGAGACCACCATTCTCTGTAGTCAAACCTCTACGGCCACCACGGTAGCCACCAGTTGAAAATGTGCTTCTGTTTGTTCTGACTCAACGAAAATTTAAAGGGTTAAACATGCTTTTCAATAATTCGGCCAAGGTCATAAACGACCTGTGCTGCCAGATATATCTCACCCTGATAGGTATATTCAATCAAATTGTGATTTTCATCTTCAAACAGCTCTATCTTTGCATCCTTGACTTCTACCAGTGCGCTGGCTCTGTCTTTATTGTAGCCTACAAAGAACTGGATAGCATCGTAATGCTTAGGCTGTAACACACCGTCTTTCTCGACACAATAGCCATCAGCGTCAAGCTGGCAGTATTTCTTCTGGGTTGTAGGTCTGATTTCTCTGAATTCTTGTGTTTTCTTGCCCGACAAGATTTCGTCAAAGAACTTCTGTTTGATGATAAGCGTAAGTATTTCCATAATCGTGTAAATTTTAAATGTTAGTTGCGGGTGATGGATTCGAACCACCGGCCTTCACCAAGTCAAAGTGACGAGCTGACCACTGCTCTAACCCGCGATGGTATCTATACAAAGATACCCAATTATGAAGACAATTTTGAATAACAATTCAACGCATACGAAACATTAAGCCAAATGTTTGCTTTTTAGCCATGCGTCACGTTTCTCCCTGCACTTTTCCAGTGTTGGGGCACAACAAGTAAACAACTCACCTGAATCTGTTTTGTAATCATACTGATACATTTTTACTTTTTTGCCTCTTAATCTGGTAGTATAGGTACAATAGTTTTCACTACCAGGCTGGCATACGCTGCAACCATTTACGTTTATTGATTTCATAGCCATCTCAAATTAGAATAATACACACCGTTTAATTTCGTGTAATCACCATACAGCTTTACTTTTCCTTTATACATCATGGCGAACTTAGAACTGCCAGCGGCAGCCATCATTACGGATTCTGTCACTTTCGATTCATACCCGTATTTCATTACAAGGGGGTAAACTTGGCTTCTAAAGAAGATTTCGCTGTCTGTCATATCATTTACTGACTGAATAGGCAAAACGCCATTATGGGCAAAATAAACGCCATTCTCGACAAACGGGTGACAGTTCTTTCTACACTTAGAACCATGTGTCGCCCATCTCATGTGAATAATACATTCTTCATTTATACCGACCTTAGATAGATGATCCAAAAATTTCTGATAGTTCATTGTCTTGTATCTATGCTTAGATGATACAAAACCATAGCCATGATGATTAATTCTCTGAACTTTATTTAAGGTGTCCAGAGTTGGCATTTGAACACCTTTAGGTTTATATATAATGCAACACATAATTTCTGATTTTAATCGTGCGAGGCTCATGCAAGAACCTCAGCACGTGATTTGAAGAATGACTTTTCTTTCTTTGTCAAGAAAGGTATCTCGTCAATTGAATTAATCTCTGAACTCAGCACATTCTTCTTTGACCATGCAACCAGCTTTGCACAGAAATTAACCCAGTTAGAAATCTTTTCGAAGTCTGTAGAACCCTGATGCTGTCTGAACTCTATAGTCTTGTGACGGGCATAAGAACAGGCATTCACCTTAAAATATCTGTTGCCTCTCATTACATTTAGAACATCATATCTCGTTCTGCAACATTCAAAGCTTATACCTTGAAGAGTCTTGCACCACTGGCTGTTGTTTGCACGTCTTGAACGAGCCATAAAAGTATCAATCACCTTCTCTAGTTTCTGATAATTCTTGAACACATTTACATAGGCTTCGCCGGACAGAGTTGCAGCCCCGATATGAACATGTAAGCCTGTAGAGATATTCACTTGTGCATTTGCCTCATTTAAAGCTTTACAACATGTTTCTAGGCTTTTCATACCCCCTTTACCAGTAAGAACCGGTGAAACACATTCAATAGGGTTTTCACCTCTGATAGAAGAATCAGATACAAACTTGTAGTAGTGGTTGTTGTCAACGTGATTATAACCCTCATACTGAAAAGGCATTTCGTTTCTTGTTGCACTTTCTCTCATAAGGCTTGCAGCTACCAGGCATTCAATTTCAACCCCAAAAGTGAACTTGTGTGTTTCTCTGATTGCCTTTGGCAATTCAGACATAAGCAATTCAACTTCATACTTTCTCAAACCCAACTTGACGAAAGCTGCTTTCTTTGCCGCCTTAGAACCTTTCATGCTCTTAATTTCTTCTACCTGTTCTTTTAATGTCTTCATAATCGTGTGTAATTAAATTATACTACTTCGTTTTATTCAACACAACAAAGTAATACTATTTAGTTTAATTATGCAATATTTATATGCTTAAATTATGTTAATTGTAAAACTATATAGATTTATTTTAGGACTTTCATTGTATTACTTAGTATAAAAACTTATATTTGTGCTATAAAACTATATAGTATTATGGATTTTAGAACAAGAATAAAAGAACTTTGCCAGTCTAAAGGTTTTACCCAAAAGGAATTAGCTGATAAGATGGGCATATCAGATATCAGTCTTAACAAGACTTTGAGAGGTGATTATCCACAATTACAATCTTTAGAGCGTATTGCAAATGCTTTAGATATAGACATTTCGGAACTATTTGTGAGAAACACACCTGACTCAGAAGTAAACGGTTATGTTAAAGTGAAAGGAACTCTTTATGAAGTTCACTCATTTGAAGATTTAAGGAGATTACTAGAATTGAATGTTTAATCTATTATACTTAAATGTAAGTCCATTAGTTTATTGACATAATTATTCCCATAATAATATATGATAGAATCAAACTTAACAGATTATTTTGTTGTTCTATCATTAATAATAAAAACTGAGATTTATGACAAAATTAATAATTAGGAATGTAGGCCCAATAAAAGATATAAATATTGAATTAAATAAAATCAATGTAATTATTGGGCCACAAAGTTCAGGTAAAAGTACTATTAATAAAATAGCTTGTTTTTGCTCTTGGGTAGAAAAAAAAGTTTCATTAGAGCAATCATTTAACTATTTTCTGAAAGATGATAATTTTATATCAAATTTGACTATTTTCCATAAATTGGATGGATATTTCCATGATGATTCTGAAATATGTTATGAGTCGTCTGTTATGAAATTTAGTTTTAAATACAGCAATAAATGTCCTAATTTTGAGTGGATTAATCAATATGATTACATCAGAACTAAAATTTCATACATACCAGCTGAACGAAATATAGTATCCATGATTTATGACTGGAAACAAGTAAATTTACCTAAAAATAACATTTTTAATTTTATGTCAGACTGGAATATGGCCAGAAAAGCATATACATTAGACCATACATTAGATATAAAAGCCATTAATACAAAGTATTATTATGACGAAAGTCAAGATATAGATTTTTTAGAAACACCTAGTGGAAATAAAATTCAATTAATAAATGCTTCGAGTGGTCAACAGTCTATGATTCCTTTATATATATTATTAAACTACTTTACTGAAACAATATATAATAACAAAAGTCAAGACGATAATATTGAAAACAAGGAAAGAGATGCTAAATTAACATACCAAATTTTAATGAGATCAATACAAAATACTATTTCTAATACTGAAATTGATATAAACGACGAAAAAGGAATAAATGAATATTTGAACTCTATATTAAAGGTTACCAAAAACAATAAAGGTATACATATTCCTAAAGAAGGTATGAATTTTGTAAAATTAGTATCGGGATATTTCACACATTTTATCAAAACAAATTATACAAGTTTGTATATTGAAGAACCCGAATTAAATTTATTTCCTTCAACACAAAAGGAATTATTGTATTATATACTGAATATTATTCAACAAAAAGATCACAAATTATTTATTACAACTCACAGCCCGTATATATTATATGCTTTAAATAATTGCATGATGGGATGGCTAGTAAAAGATAATATGCCTGAAGAAATAGCAAATTCTTTAGAATCCTATAAATCTTGGATTGATCCTAAATTGGTTTCAGCTTGGCAAATCAATGATGGTCAAATTGTTTCCATACAGGAAAAAAGTACCAAAAGTATTGGGAAGCATTATTTTAATAAAATAATGAATGAAACAATGAACGAATATTATACGATGCTCAACTATTTCAATCCAAATGATTATGAAAAATAGGTTATCTTTTGCATTCAGACGAGTAAGAAATAGACATGCATTTGTATATATTTATAATCCATATCTATATATTGCAGATTGGGCTAAGAAAAATGATGGAAATGTTGAGATTTCTGGGGCTAAATCGGGCTTAATAAATAGTGTATCTCTGAAGAATGATCTAAATATACAGCTTTTTTTTGATGGCTTTAAGAAGAATGCTTTACCAATAAGCAGAAGTAAATATTCCAAACAATGTGAATGCGTTTTATTTCCTATAAATTGTAACACAGAAGAATGGGTGTTATTTATTGAAACAAAATATGCGGAAAATTTAGAAAAAGCCCAAAAAAAGGAAGCAGACTATCCTAATAAAATGGTAATACAAATTAAGGATACTGTTAGATATTTTAGAAATAATGGAATTATACCAAATGATAAGGTTGTATATGCTATTATATCTTTCCCAAATCTTGTTGAAGAGTTTGGTTCATGGGTTTTCCCAATTATAAAAGAAGATGGCACAGAAGAGTCTATTCTCGATATACTTCTAAATGACAAAATAATAATACGAGCAACGAATAACGCTCAAATAATTAATGAAAAATTTCTTTTATTAGAATCCTAAACAACATAATAACATTACAAAGCCGGAAGCATAACGCTCCGGCTTTTTACTTGATTAGTTCTTTTACTAATTACCCATCATTAAGTCCCATGTAAGTACGTTTTGAAACTTGTGTATTCCAACTGGTTCCACTTCTGTTAAAGTTCCCAAGATACCTGCCTGCAATCCTATTTACAAGATTATTAGGATTGTCAGAGTTACTTCCATAACGCTGTTGAGCTAATCTGTCGGCTTGTCGAACTATTTCCCAACCTGATTTTGTTCTTCTTCTGACTCGGCTTTAAAATTTAAATTTGTTAGACATAAAAATTTAAGCATAGAGACTTTATCCCCATTAGAAACATTCTGTTACTTGATTAGTCCTTTGACCTTCAATCTTTCTACAATTTCGTTGTAAAGATACTCTATATCCTGTCGGAAATCCTTATACTGCTGATAGATAAAAGAAACATCGGCGATATTGTTCGATATTACACACGGGGAAACATCTGGGAACACACCGGAAATCTCTGCCCGGATGCCGTTCGGCAGCCGTCCGCCGGCAAGCACACTAGGGGCGAACAAGAACAACACGATAAAGAGGAACTTCTTTCGCTGGGTGACGCTCTCAGGATTGGGCGGGCAATCCATTCCGGAAAGTATCTCTCTGAACCAACCGTAAATCTCCGGGATGAGAGTAAAATCAGTCAGAATAGGGGAGGATAACTCCTGCTCACGTTCAGATAATCTTGATTTCTGTTCACGTATTGATTTCAACTCCACGATTGATGAAAATTCTTTTGTCATAGCGCGATTTATTTAGTTGGAAATTCTTATATTTGCATCATAATCGTGTGGGGGAGTTGGCTTCTAATCGTGTGGGCTGGCTCCCTTTTTCTGTTCAATAGATAATTTGTTGTATGTATGAAAGATTTTGATAGAATAGTAAATAATCCTTTATTAATAAGAGTCCTAAAGAAAGGGAGTAAGGTCATTAGAGTAAGACTGCATAATAAGGAGAATGATTTATTTCGTCACAAGTCAGAAGTCTCATATGCCCCTGCAAAAAACACTAGTTTAATGAGGGCTAATTTCAAAAATGAGCCAATGTTTTATGGAGCTATTTTTTCCGAAAGCCTGAAAGATGACGGTGTACCACGATTAACTTGTTTACTTGAAACGCATAAAGGAGTCAGTGATGATAATTATATTGGAATTAGAGATTTAACCTATTCTGCCTGGAGAAATAAGCGTGATATAAATCTTTTTGTCATTCCTATTTTTGATAGTTATGAAAATCCACCAGTTGATTTTGTTTGGTATTTTGAAATGTGGAAACATTTAATTCAAGAATATAATCTCAATGATGATGACATTATTCTTTTGAAAGAACTTTCTCAAAAATTTGCATTTGTGCCAACAAACCCAGATGAAGAGAAAGAATGTTATTCATACACAGCAGAATTTACAAAGAAATTACTTGATTCTTTCCCTCAAATAGACGGTGTAATGTATCCTAGTTCTAAACTTGGAAAAGATGGAATGGGTATAAATGTTGCTATTAGACCTAGTGTAATAGATGAAGATTTTGAGCTTATTGGTTGCTCTCTTTGTAGATTCTTTAAACGTAGTAAGTCTCAACAACTGGTTTTAACATATAAAAGAGGTAAAGTGCAAAGTAATGATGCCATATCATATAATTTGGATAAAGAATATTATAGAGATTTAGATCTTGTCAATCAAAAAGACCCATCTTTTGAAATCAAAAAAATGGAATTTAACTATTAACCAATACATTAAAGGTCATCTTATATTAGTGCTTTGTGAATACCCGGTAACTGTTTTGTGGCGGTGACCGGGTATTCACAAAGCACTGACAAGGACTGTCAGTGGATTATTTGTCATGGTTCTTGTAATATTACAGAAACGCAAAATACTTAACACATGGAAGCTATAGCACAATTTCTATCTTCTTTAAAAGAAAATGAAAAATCAATCATCATAACAATAATTGCAAACGCTTTAACAATATACATGTTATGCTTTGTCGGAATAGAAGAGTTTAAAACATATTTATGGTATCAACAAATCATAATACCATGTTCACTTTCTATCGCATACACTACAACCTTTTATTCCATTATCATTAGTATATTAGGTATATTCTTCATCTTTAAAGGTTGTAGAGATATTTGTTCTTTTATGATGGAAGATAATTATAAATGGTTCTTTTGTATTTTCTCATTAGCGAACTGTTCAACATTATTAGAAGTTGCATCAACACTTATAGATAAATCTCACCTTTTTTGCATATTCAATATCGCACGAGGAACTGGCTTTGTTATATTAGGATTTATGACATTGCTAATAATAAAAGCAATCATCGGTTTTTTTGTTAAAGACAAGAGAACTCCCAAAAACTAAGTTTCCCTTTCACATTCAGAACAGGCTTGTCAAACAGAACCGCATCCTTCAGCACCCAGTTCCAACAACCTTTCTCAGCCCAAACGGACGGATGATTCAGTACGCAGTCGGCTATTACCACACTGCCGATGACAGCACCTTTGGGGAATCCATCATATGTACAGTTAAAAATCAAAGATTGTGATGATTTTCTGATTATATCATATTGCAAAAAGCTGTATCTAAATACAGGTTTACTTGATGAAGCATGTATTAGCACTCTTTGTCCAATGTACTTCTGAGGACACTTCCAAGTCCGGTTCTCGATGTCTTTGATACCGTGAGCGATTAGGCTCGCCCACGGCTGTTTGATGGATATTGCTTTCATTTTTTGTTATTTTTAAATTCAAACATTATATTTGCGCTATAATCAAGGTTAAACGTAGGGCTATGCTTGATTTCAGTCCATTCTTTTGGTTGCTCATTGCCTACCTTTTTCCAGTTTGCAATGGCTGAGATTAGCGCGTATAATTTCATAAAAAACTTAAACGATATGGATAGTTTTGGAAAACTTTTAAAGAGGTGGGTTTGTAGCACGCTGGGCAGTACTCGACTTTGAATGAAATGAGCTGGAACTTCATGACCTGAAATTTAATAGCGCTACAAGGGGTTCGATTCCCTATCTGCCCACACTTAAAGACTGCTCTAATTCTAGGGCAGTCTTTTTTTAATCCTCCAGTAAATCCAATATGCGAAAAAGTGCTCCTTCAAGAACAGACACCCTGTCCTCCATGTCATTTCTGTAATCTTCATATTCTTGGTCCTCATAGAGTGTCTCACACCCTTCATTTTTTGATGTTGAGTATTCCAATGATGTGTGACATATATCTGCAATATCACCAAGAACTTCATTAACAGGCTTATCGCCCAACATTGTTTCTACCGTTGTCTCTATTTTTACTTTTACTTGTTTCATATTTTAATCCTCTCTCTTGATTATTTCATAATATATATCGGCCATGCGAGACAACGCTCGTGAATTGAAGTCGTGTACTTCTGCTTTCTCGTAGTCACCTTTGTTGTCAGCTTCTCGCATCTTTGAAATCTCTTCGTCTGCCAGCCTTTGGATTTTCCTATGCATTCTTAAAGTTGCATACTTCATCAGATCGTCATATTCCTGCTTTGGTATTGTATTTATTGTTCGTCTCATATTTCCATGAATAAAAGTTGTTTATGAACCTTTCTGGTAGAGTACCACCTTCCTTTTTTAAGAAACCAAAGTCTTTTTACGTACCGATAGGGTTCTCCGTTCCTTTCTTCATACTTGAAGATTGTTTGATGTATCTTGTGAAATCTTCCGTTATGAGCTTTTTCCACAAAATGTTTGGCATCTTTTAATGAGTCAAACGTATCGGAAGTTCCTTCGGAGATGCCCTCATAGTAAGTTACGCCAAAGACCTCATACTTATACACTCGTTTCATTTTATCTCCTTTCCACCTATCCCAGCAGCCACCACATGACTGCCAGGAACAGGTAATACAATTTCGTTTTCATTGATTATTTCTCCTTCTTTCAACTAATAATTCTAACCGTTTCTCACACTCAGCGCACTCGATTTTCTTGCGCTCCAGTTTCTCGCGGAACTTAACCAGCTCCTCGTCCGTATTCTCATCAAAGAACATGTTGTTCTGACGGTTGTGCTCGATGTACTCATTCATCTTGCGTTCTGCTTTTGTTATCTGGGCTTTTGCAGAAATCAGTTTACTAAGGCAACCGTTAACATCCATAGATTCTCCAGAACGCTTATCATAGAAGTACAGGCTTGTAGATACAATCTGTTTGGGGTATTGGCACTGTAATTTCGCCATCCTCCATCTGATTACCCATTGGTACCGGAAATACATCTCACGGGGAAGATTGTAGTGATATAAGCTTACTTGTTTTTCTGCATATCCGTAGTAAATAGTTACTTCAACCCATTGCTCAATCTTCAGTTCCCTTTCAGCTTTGGCCAAATCCTTAGCCATCTGGAACAAGTCATCTATACTTTCCTGCTTTTCCATATTATATCGTCGTTACACTATCAAAGTCTTTCCCATACATGATATAGGCTCCACGTTTCCGGAGTTCGGCCACCAACTGCTCGTTGGTGTATCTGGCCAGCCGTCCATGAAGCCTGTCCTGCTTTCTTCTTTCAGACGTGTGTCTGCTCTCACATAACCGGCACCTGCTGGTGTAATGGGTGCCAGATTTCGTTTCATAGGCACGGAACTTCCTTTCCGAAAGGTTCCGGCCACATTCGATACAAACTTTCATGATGCAGACCTCCTTATCAGTCCCATGTTACGGTTTACCAGTTCGATAATCTTATCATGGTAATCACTCGTTTTATTGCAAACTGCACGGCTTTGGATTATCTTGAAAGTTTTCAAGTTTACTTCTATTGTCTCTAATCGTTTCCCATTCTTCTGTGCTGTGAGAATAAGGCAATCTTTACGCCTGTAATATTCATTTTGATATACACAATGGTGCATTGCCTTTCCTTCCAAGTAGAACTGGGTAACACTTTCCAACGGACGGATCACGATACCTTTATCCTTGATTTCCATTCCCAGGAACGGCTGGATTCTTTTGATGAATGACAGAATATCCTGTTTCATTCTGAACATGCGTTCAATCCTTTCCTTTCGTTTCTGTTCAGCCCGAATCTTCGCTTCTATCTTTCTCTTCTTCTCAACCAGCTTGTCATGCTCTTTCTTCAGGTTCTTAGGGCATACATAGTGAGCGTTATGTGTGTCAAGGTGGAAATAATCAAGCAAATGAAGATAATCATCATACATGGAACCATCTTTGATGATATACCCGTTACGGTTGCAGATATTCATTGCCCACGGATGAGAAAGTCCACCCCGGCGCATGTAGAACTCCAGCATACCATACTGACGCGTCTTGATAAGCATTTCAGCATATCTATTTTCACCTAACAAGGCACGTATCAACACTGCCGGAGTAACACCATGAAACGAAGTGCGAAGGCCATTTCTGCGAAGAATCGGAAGCACCTTTACTTTCGGATACACATAACCGTCTATGTCATATGAATGTGGATAGTATATATTTCCGCTCTGCTTGAGACTCATGTCTGTAGTATGAATCCAACCTCTACACCCCATATTCATAGCTTTGGCAATAACAATCTCTTTGTTGTCAGAAGTTATCCACTGTTGGCATACCTCATCGATGAAATAATGTGTGTCACGTTCTTTCCTTGCATACCTGGCTGTGTAGAAGTGACGGAGCACCTGAAAATCTCCCGATGTAGTAACGACTGTCAGATAGCTTACTGCATTATCCTTGGTCTTACGGCTTACCTTCATTTCCAATCTTTCACCGCAGTAAGGACACCGTATGTATCCTTCCTTCTGGCCAGTTACATCAACCCACATCTTTCCACATTCACTGCACCACATTTCATCCTTACAGCGGTAAGCGTTATGTGGAAAACAATGCTTCTTTCCCCACCGTATCTGGGCTTCTGTTATTTCAGGCAGCTTACTGCTCAATTCAGCCACCAGCCTTTCACGTTTTGTCCTTGGTCTCATAGTTCTCCGAATAATGAAAGTTGCAGACTGTTATCATCACCTCTCTTGCGTTTCGATTGCGGCTTTAATTGTGGTTTTGGTTGCTCTGCTTTCGCAGGTTCAGAAGCCGGAGCCACTACTTCCACACGTTCCTGCACCTTGTCCACCTTGATGTTATCCTCGTCGTAATAATGGACTGCCCATCCGTATACGGTTGCTTCATCGACACCGACTGCGTTTCCTCCCTTTGCCAGCTTTCTGGCTTTCGAGTAGATATACTTGATACATTCCTCGATACTCTTGTCCGCTTTCCTGTAGGTTTCGGCAAAGAGAGAATCAGTCTTTGCACGATTCTCCAAATACGCCTGGATTGTTGTTTCAAAATTTGAACTTGACATAATAGTATTATTTTAGTTCCATCTTTGAGGTCGGTTGTTGATTCTCTCCAAGTAAGCAGCTATCTTCTTCTCAGCATCCTCACCGTTACGGACGAAAATTCGCGTCCGTGTCTTGTCGCCTGGGATAGCTACATACTTTCCATGTTTCTCCAGTTCCCGATGCTGGGCGATTTTCAGTTCGGTTCCAGAAGGGTTCTTCTCCAAATCCACTTTACGTGGAAGCATTGGGTCATTTTCCGTTATCATTTTGCAAGATATTTGTTGATTATGTTACTCACTACAAGTCCGGCTTCATCACACATCCCGGCAAAGTTGTCAGACAGTGAAGCGTTTTTCTCTTCATCCGGTATTCGTACTATGCTTCTCAGTTCTTTCAGTACGCGCTTTACCTGAAAAACTACCTGAGCATCTATTCCGTTTGATTCAAGTTCAGACTGGAACTCCAGTGCCGCACCCTCAAGTAAGTCTGAGTAGATGAACAGCTTGTGCATCTTGCGAAGCATTTCTACCTTGAACTCCGGGGTATAGTCCTGAAGAAGTTCTCCCAAAGAATGCGGTTCCAGCTCTCTTTCAAGGGAGTCAATCTTGTTCTTGATTTTCTGTGCTTTGGCAAAGTTCATGGATGAAATCAAAGCTATATACTTCTTTCTCAGCTCATTGAGCTTTCTTTCTGATTCTTGTCTTGTCATTTCTCTACTTTTCTGATGATTAAATACTTTGGCTCACCCTTGCGGAGATTGCTTAATGTCTCCTCGTCAACCTCTGCTTCTGTGAGTCCGTTCACGTTCATGTATTGTGGGAGACGGTATTTCTCACGTAACCTCCTGATCAGGTTCCAGTCACGAGTTACCCAGTTGATTGTGATTTTCATATCATTTTCTCAGACTTTCACCGCTGAAGAGGACGGTTTTCGTTATCGCCCTCAGCCGGTCAATGGTTCTTTCCCCATATTTCTCTCTCAGCTCGTCTATCGTGAGATTGGTGGTCAGGATAAGAAGCTTTCCTTTCTTCTCGGCTTCGTCTGCCAGCTCAGCGAATGCAAGCCTTTTTTCGCCGTATTTGACGCTAAGATTCTCTGTTCCTATATCGTCAACGTAGATGATGTGTTTTTGCTTCACAGCGTCTAAATCTGCATTCATCTGCTGTGCATCGTAGCAGCTTACCACCTTGCGGCAGTAATGGTTAAGAACCAAAGGGAGAATCTTTCCGCAAATAAGGGTCTTTCCGCGTCCGCAGTTGCCGAAACACAGAAGTCCGCGACCTTCATTGCCGGCCAGCCAGCCTGCTACTTCTTCGTACTCAGGAAGCCATCTGGCATTTTCTCCAGTGAAGTACCTGATACCGGCCCAGAGAACTCTTTTGGCATCCGGAACGGTTACCTGTACGACGTTAGGAATAGGGGAGAAGCCCGTATCTTTGAGCCGTTCGATTGTCTGTTGAAAATTTATCTGTTCCATGTTTACCAGCCTTTCTTGTATTTTTCCGGTGAATTATCCTTCAGAACTATGCCTACATCTGTTTTTGAAAGAGCTTTTTTCTTGGCCTGAGAAACTATCTCATTAAATTTTGAGTTGATGTTTGTCACGCTAAAATTCTCGAATATCCAACCTTCTTTTATGGATAAAAGCAAATATTGAAGTGCATACAGGATTGATTCATCGGCGACATCCATCTGCTTCTGTTCCCGTTGGAACTTCAGTTTTTGAAGCAGCTGGGACATTGCTCCTGCATCCTTGGCCGTCCAGTAATAATCACTTCCGAACAACTGTCTGTAATAGGTTTCAAAAAGGGAACGGGCTTTATAGTTAATACCCTCCCCCTTGGGGGGTGTGGGGGGAATATTATCATTAACAGTTTCTTTATCTTTCTTTTTCTTATTGCCCTTACCTTGCCCCAAATCTTCAATTTTTTCGGCCATTTTTTGCGACATTGCCCTTAGCTCTGCCCTTAGTTCGCCCATAGACACCTTTAAATCGCTGATTTCTTTATTGTTGTCTATGCCCTTATCTTTGTCCTTTGGATTGTCCTTGATAGGATTGTAGTCATCGTAATTGCATAAGGTTATGACAGTCATGCCCTGTTGGTTACAGGTTGTAATCATCCCCTTCTTCTTCAGTTTGGACAGGAAATATCTGACCTTCTTCTCAGACCATTTCCAACGCTTCATCAGAAACGATATGGATGCTGGATATTGACCTCTTGAATAAGAGATTTCCCGACCTCCGATGAGTTCGCTGTACGCCTCGCCGGTTGCATCAAATCGTGCTGACTGAATCAAGTCAAGCCACGCTTCGCATTCCGAAAACTCACGGGCTACTTTCCACATTTCATTCGAGAAAAACCTGCGGCTTAGCCTCAAAAATCCTTCTTCCATAGTTTCAGAATCTTACGTTAGTCAACTGTCTGCTATTGGAGTACACGGCCCATTTGCCGTTTCCGCTATCCACCAGGCGTAAATCCTTGACTTCGCCAAATCGTTTCAAATTCCCGCAAAGGTCAACGATCCAGCCAGCCTCCTTGTTAGGATGCGGACGGATAGCACGACCGACTATTTGGTACCATAGAGCTAAAGACATCGTCGGACGGGCCATGACAATCGTATCCAGTTCAGGATAGTCAAATCCGGTAGTAAGTACACCTACATTGGCAACGACCGGTATCTCTCCAGCCTTGAACGCTTCAAGGATATGTTCACGTTCTTTCTTCGGTGTTTCTCCTGAAACGATGGCAGTTCCGGGAATGGACCAGGTAAGGCGTTCTGCTTCCTTCAGAAAACGAGTGAAAACCAATATACCTTTTCGTTTTACACCGCTCTTGGGATTCATAAGCCTTTGGACGATACTTACCAGAAACCCGTAGAAGTCGATACGCTCATACTCTTTTACTACAGACTTGTCCGTGTAGTCGGCTCCGGTAGTGTTCACCTTCAGGTTAAGTTCGTTCCATCCCAAAGGATTCATCGGATAATAGTTCAGCTTCGAAAGATACCCCATATCCAATAGAGTAGAGATTTGAACCTGATAGATTACCTCAGAGAACACGCACGGGCGTGTGCGTGTGATGAACTTCAACATACTGCCGAAATCCCTGCTTGATGAAAGCCGGTAAGGCGTAGCCGTCAATCCAAGAACTTTACATTTCAGCATCGAAAGAAATCTCTTGTACATTCCGTCTTTCGGGTTAACCAGATGGCACTCGTCGATGATGATATTCTGAAAATGCTGGAAAAGTTCCGGATGGTTGACTACGCTTCCGATAGTGGCGAAAGTTATTCTTGAAATCTCCTTTCGCCCGAATGAGGCAGAGTAGATGGAACAATCCAGAACACCATACGAACAGAGCTTCAGATAGTTCTGTTCTAGTATCTCCTTACTGGGCTGAAATACTAGCGTGTGCCCTTCAAGACGGCTGGCGATGTCGGCTATCACAAGACTCTTGCCGGCTCCGGTAGGCAGTACCATGATGGCATTGTTCTTCTTGGCCCTGTTAGCAAAGAAGCTGACTGCAGCATTACTGGCCTTCTGCTGGTAATCCCGTAAAACATAACTCATAATCCTTTCTCCTTACTCAGTTTGTCTCCCAAAGCCTTGTAATACTTGGTGAGTTCTATTAATTCAAAATCAGTCCATTTCTTCGCCTGGCTTGCTCTCCATGCCAGCTTGTCGAAGCGTTGCTGACCGATTTTTGATTTCAAGTTTTTCTCGTAATGTATCAGATGGTCTGCGCTGAAACGGTTGCACGCCCGGCACTCTGCGTGGGCATTGTCCTCGTCAAAGCGTGTAGCCATGTGGCGGCGCGAATGGAAGTGTCCGCAATCTGCCTGTTCGTATGGCTTTATCTGGGCGCATGAGATACAACGGAAATACCCGTTCGGCATACAATCACGAAGCCGGATATAGCGGCTGAAAACTTTGTCGAGTTTGGCCACTAAATCCGGCTTCTTCTTAATCTTGATACCTGCCTTGTCAAATAACGGTAAAGGCTTTTCTTTCTTCTTTGTTTTTCTTTTTATGTAATATGGCATTATTAAATTATAAATTTAAGAAGGGGCATATCCTTCCCAAAAAGAAGTGTAATGTGTCTAATTTTAACTTAATCATAAAAGATTGGATATGCCCCAGTTATTTATTATCTTTGTCTTTGTCTAATTTTAATTTTTTCAATTATGGGTAGATTTACAAACGAGCAATTATTAAAATTGCAACAGAATTTGAAAGTTGGCAGATGTCCTAATTGTGGATATGAAGGTAATAAGGATGTATGTCCAGAAGAAATGCACCTTGTCTCTTTAGACATTGATTCAAGACATACAGTAGGGCTCGAATCTTTAGGTTCATATCCAGTAGTGATGGCAGTATGCCCTAATTGTGGTTTTATTTCACTTTTTAGTAAGAAATTTTTGTGTAGATAATCTACAATTTAAAACCCATCCGTCTCCCTTTACATTTATTCTTAAAGGAGACGGATATTTTCCTTTATTATTAATTCCTTTTCTCATATTATTCATAATTTTAGTTTGTGGTACCGGCAGGATTCGAACCTGCATGAGTTGTCAGTTCTTTGCATCTATGGATTGACCGTCCAATCATTGAGCATAGCGTCTACCAATTCCGCCACGATACCAATGCCCGGCTTTCCGGGCGTTTATTCATGCTATTTCGTTATTTTTAAAAACTCAGGGGCAATTCCATAAAGTGGTGTACGGCCATCCCATTTATCTATGAATTGCTTATAGAGTATTTCTTTAGTCAACCCACGTGATTGAATGATAGCCTGTTCTGTTTTTAATTGCTCCAATTCGTTGCGTTTCTTCTGCTCTGCAATCTGCTGGTCTAATACAGATATATTGGTATTCACCTCATTACGACTATCAATCTTCTCACGCACAGCCTTTGAAAATTCAAGCTGTGCAGAAAAAGTCAGCAATTGAAGCCCTCTTTTCTCAAATTCTTTATCCACAATCTGCTCCAACCGCTTTTCAAAAAGAAGAGAACCACCGTCAGCCATTAAACTGTCTGTCTTGTGCTTACGGCTTTCTTCTTTGATTAAATCATAAATACGAGGTTCAAGTATATTATCTTCAAGGCTTTGCATAAACCCGTCTTTTCCTGATTCTGTATCAGCTTTATCTATATGTTTGTTATCGAATACAACATCTATAGCTCTATTCTTGATAACTTTATAAGAATAAGTAGGACGTGCGTTAAATTCAGTGTTATCAGCAGCCTTCAATGTGACAGGTTCAGCAAATTCCCCTCTTTGGTCAAACAATGGAACTTGAAACAATTCAGTGCCCCATTCCCAAGTGGAAACTTTACCGGACACTACCTTAAAATCCTCTTTTCCTTGCTTCCCATAGTTCTCCATTAGAACACCGGCATAATTAGGGGCTACTCTTTCGCATGAAGCAAATACCACTAAGGTCATACAGACCAACATTAGATTAATCAATCTTTTCATTCTTCAAATTTTTAATTAGTTTATAAACGAAATAAATCACTGTGGCTGATATTATTACCACGCCCAGCCAAGCGTTGAGGTGATTGAATATTCTGTTTCCGATAGATACTCCGACTACCAGAAACAGAATTAAATAAATTTGCTTTCTCATTGTTACACCTCAATGATTACGATGTCAGGTGCAACACCTTTGATTGCTTCAACCTGTTTGTCAATCACCTTATTCTTGTATTCTTCAATGGCCTCATTCGCACCGGCAGAAACCAAAGAAAGGGAAACTTCCCGTCCGTCCACATCGGCGTAGATTTCAACTTCGATTTCTTCACAGGCAAAACCTTTGAAAAGAGGGATATTCAGTTTGAACGATTTTGGCAGATTGGAATCAACCACTTGAGAATAGTTATCCGTCTTGTTTCCGTTTTCCTCTTTACTACGTTCTATATCCTGGTTTACTTTCGCCTTGAAATTCTTCAAAGTAGAAACCAGCATCATGTTCTGTGATTTGTCTTTGAAGAAAGCACGGTGCATCTTGAAGAACTGGGATAACTTAATAGGTTCCCATTTCCTTTCCGCATTGATACCGAACTCCTGCATTTCCTTTGAAGCCTGTAAAACTCCACTAATTACTGTCTGGTAATAATTGGTTTCATCAATAGTCAAAGCCAGACACATCTTATCACGGTTCACAATGATATTGGCCGATTTCTGATTAATCAGTTCGACACGCTTTTCCAGCCATCTGAAGGGTGCTTCTATCGTTCCATTGATAACTACTCTCTCCGGTTCTTTCGGGTCAAGTGCTACGGGTGCCTTACCTTCTCTTAATACTACTTCGATAGGTTTACCGTTATATTCTTTCGGCACAACCAAGTTGATTTTGTTCTCACTCATCTGTTCCTGTTTTACTGTTAATACTGAAAATTGTCTTCTGCATTTCTTGTGGCATGATCGGGCGGCTATAAACCAGCTCACCTAACTTGTTGTAGAATCCAGCCATTTTCTCCTTGTGGTAGAGGAATTTGGCACATTCCTCGTTGGCTACGAACTCTGAACCTCTTTTGATATGGTCCAAAAGTTCCTGTTTTTCTTCATTCAAAGGCTTTAGGCGTTCTTTGAAACTCTCCATAGCCTCTTTCTTCTCCATCTCGACATCGTTGATGGTGATTGATACCTCGGCCAAAGTCTCTTTCTTCTGAGCCAGTTCTTCGGGGGTGAATCGGTGAGTATATCCGATTTTCTCTACCGCATCGGCGTTGTCCTGAAGGAACTGCCATCGTTCCTGTTCAGGGATGTCTTGTCCTAAAAATTTGTCCATAATTATTCTTTTTGATTATTGTAAAATCCATTCATGAACATATTTATTTCATTCTGTAATCTATTCATTAAATCTCGAATCATTTTACCTTTAGTAAATTCATTGTACTCTTTGAACTTCATAGAAGGGAAAACAATAGTAAAGTGAAACTGCGCCCCCTTCTCTCCATAACTGCTTAAATCTTTACATACATCATTCTTGTTTTTTCCGTATTCTATTCTTGCTTCTTCAACCTCTTCAAGAGCTTTTTCATCAACTTTATATTCTTTCCATGTTTGCATGTCGCATATTGCTGTCGCTAATTTGTCTACGAAGAATGGAACTGCTTCTGTTTTTAATCTGTATTTTTTCATATAAATTCTTTATTACGCTCGATTTCTTGTTGTGCAAAAATTAGCATCTGTTGTTCGTTGGCCGAAGGCGGATAAATTCCGGCCACAGATGCGCTCCAGTTACGAAAGCGGTCAATGCTCAAAGTCATCTCACCTGTTGTCAGTTCTGCAGAACTTCGCAGATAGGTTACTTCCTTGCCTTTCTTGTTGACCGTCTTTCTCTCAAACAAATCACGGTTGCAAGTCCTTTTGTAGAAGTCTATCTTTGCTTCGTCAAGGCTGCAACCGTACTCACTGCCGAAATACCCTAAAAGCAGATGCAAATAGCTGTTCTGGGATAGCGTGCGGTTAGGAAGCTTCTTTCTCACTTCCACAACTGCACGCTCTTGGAACAGCTTGTTTACATAAGCCTTGAACTTGGGTATATCGTATTCATTCTTCAGATTGAATATGCTCATAGGCTAGAACGGTAAGTCATCTTTGGGATTTCCATTCGCATCTACATCAGGTGGAAATGCCTGTGCCATGGTTGGCGTTTGTGTCGGTGCCGGTTGCTGTGCTGGCACGGATGCTGGCTGGTGCATTGGCTGACGGCCTTCCAGTTTATAGCAACGGATAGATACCATACGTTTTAGTTGTCCGTCCTGATTTGTCCATTCCCGACCTTGAAGCGCAAAAGAAACCGTTATTACGTCACCGGTTCTGAACTGGTCAAGTTCGGCACATTTGTCACCACTTACTTCAAGAGGTAGAATGTTCTCGTACTGGCCACGTTCACCTGTATAGGGGTCATAGGTTGTGGCATCAAGAATAAATTCACGTTTCACAAACGGGTTGCCACCGCTTTTGGATGGGATTTCTTGGGGCTGGCCAATATAGACCAGCCGTCCGGTTATTTGATTAGGCATAATATATAGATAGAAGATTTGACGAATTAACTCTAATATCCATCAGAATTTTTCGCCGTTCATTTGTTATCAATGCGTAGGCACAATCTCTAGTAAGATAGGTCAGAAGTCCATTCTGTTCACCTCTAAGCTCATAAATCCTTCCATTGTATTCAATTTCATCCATTTATCTAGTCTTCTGCAAAAATTTTCTTATCGGTTATCAAATCTCTGTTGTCATTCAAGAACCGGATAAAGTCCTCACAATGATTTATAAGGATAGGTATATCCCGTGCCGGTACGAAAGTGTAGCTTTCAGTATAGGTTGATTTGAAGTCCGTAACATTATACTCAAATGACCTTACATCACTTCCGTTCTGCATCAGACAGTATGGATAAACCATGTGCTGCCAGTGGTCTTTGAACTTACCTACATAGTAACTTCCGGTAGTTTTTATGTCATGTACTGACATCGGCATCAGTTCATCTATATAACCATATAGAAGAACTCCTCCGAAGCATGTTGGCAAAACTGCTTTAACCCGTTGCTGGGTCAAGGCCCCTTTGTAATAGTCTGCAAACTCACGGCAGATTGAGATAGGGAAATCGAACTGACGGTATTTATAGGTGGCTCTCAGCCCGACCAATGTCTGTTTGCCATCCTGCATGTCTGACAATAGTCTTTCCACCTGTACCTTGTCTGATTTCCTGTTTTCAACCATACAGTCGACTACCTCATTGAAAGCCGTTCCCTTGTCGGCTGCTTCACTATCAAACGGGACACGGTTTATAGTGTCAATCAGGCTCTGAAACTGCTGCTGTCTGAACTCTTCGGGGGTATGTGGGGGATTCTCACTGAATCCCCAATACCTTTCCCAGATGGCATCACTTTTCAGATAGCTTGTAAAGGCATCCAAAAGTGTAGCATAGAACTTGAATTTAGGCTGCTTTGTCTGCATAAGTCTTTGTCTCTTTGTCGAATACCAGCCCGAGAGCTTTTACTTTTACTGAAAACAGATTTCTGGCCATATTCAAGGAACTGCCTACATGCTCAAACTCATTAATTCTTGACGCAAACTCATTTGCAGAACTGGCATCAGTAATAAGTTCGATGTTCTCTTTGATTTCAGCTATGACCTTATCATACTTTGCAGCTTCTTCTTTCTTTACCTGCAACATGCTCAGGTAGGGCATGATTACCTTTGCAGTGATAAAGTCGTTCTTGGCAGTGGGATTTCCATTCTTGTCAAGAATTGTAGGCACCTGCATTAGTCCCGGCAAATTGCAGGTGTTTTTCCCGTCATTTCTTGATGTGGGGTCAAATGTGATTGTACGCTTCTGCATACCGTTCTCATTGCGCATTTCCAGATAACCCAGCAAATCAAGTTCTGTAACAATAGAGTTGTACGATTTTTCTCTTAAAGCAGGTATGAACACGGTGTCGTCACCTTCTTTCCGAGTGTCACGGTGGGCCACAAACACTACGTTCTTGTTCAGTGATGAAAGGGTTCGTGTCATCCATGAGAACTCAGCGTTGATACCTCCCCAGTCCTTGATTTGTGGCTGTCGTGTACCGCATTTGTAAGAAATGATGAAATCCATCATCTTTCCGATGGTGTCCACAACTATTGTCTGGTATGCCGAAAGGTCTTCCTGCAACACCTGTTGTACATCCTGCCATGAACTTACCTGTACGATGTCTATACCGTCCAGATGTGCCATATTCACACGTTTCACGCCATTGTCAAAGTCGAGCAGCAACGGTTTCGGTGCGCTCAATGCTACTGTTGTCTTACCCATACCTGCCTGACCGTAAATCATCATCTTAACGGTGGAAGGAATTACTAATTCATTGGATTTCTTAATCAAACTCATAACGCAATAGTTTTAAAGTAATATATTAATACATCAATTTTGCATGTTTTATCACGTCCCAGGCATTACAAGCCCATCTGCTGTGTGGCACGCCTTCTTTGGTCTTGTATCTTATCCTTCCGGATTCGCACAATTCTTTCAGCCTTTTGAGACCGCCTACTATCGAAGCTGCTTCGTATTTCCCGAAAGACTTGTTGTTTAAGACGATTTTCAATACATCTTCGTTTATCATAAGCATTTTATTTTAAGCAGATAATTGCCGAGAAACCCGGATACTCTGTGGCCGATACCCGGTACTTCACGTCCATTTTGTTTTTAAGTGTCCCGATCAAGCGGAGGTCACGATTGCGTCGTGATGCTTCCAGCTTGATTCCGTTATGCCGTTTCTTGTCATAGGGAACCTTGTAGATGTCCCCTTTCTTCATTTCGTCAAAAAGACGTACTGTCTGGTAGTTTTCGTCTACTGTAATTTCTCTAACCATAGTTTAAGTATTTGATTGTTTGCTGGCAGAACGGGACTTGAACCCGTGACTTCCATGCTAACCCTTACATGGTGTTCTACCGCCTGAACTATCTGCCAATGAAAATGCCGGGCTTTCATAGCCCGGCATCTACCCATTTTCTATAACCCATAAAAACTAATCGACTAGTGCAACTAGCGATTTGACCATGTTCTTGAAGTTGTCAAACTTCGATTCAATCTTTTTCTTTTCTTCCATGTAATACAGCATTGATTTTTTGTATTCCTCCGATTCGCGTTGCAGATTCTGTGTGTATGCCACGAGTTCATCATGCGTCATACCCTGTAATTCCTCATTTGTTTTCATGTCTATTCTTTTTAATGTTCTTGATTTCTGTTTCTATCTCCTTATCGAACAGCTCCCGTCTGTCCAGTTCCCTTGAGCGTGCCGCCAGAATGGCACTGATGTCCGCAAATTCATCACAGATGCTTTTTATTGTTTCTTGCAGCTCGTTCATTGTCCAGTCTGTTTGCGATTGAAAAACCAGTGATTATAAACCCGACAAATCCTATCCAGTACATAGCAGACAGGTCTTGATTGAAGTGCATTACCAGAACGGACAATGCACAGAGAAAAAGTAGTATTTTCATAACCGTGTGTATAAATATCGTTCCCGTGGGCGTTCCGGTGGTTGCCTTACTGCTTATCAAAGGTCTGGTAAGCCACGGGTATATATAGTTCATGCTGGTGTCTAATCAGTGAAGATTGTCTTTGTAGCCGGCCTACGGCCACCTGCAATCGTATAAGTGTCTTTTTGTTATCTGTGTGATTCGTATGCTGCGTTTGCTTAGTGCAGCCCTTTACTCATACTCTTTTCACACAGCCGTTATCGCTACTCAGTCGTCCGTTTCACGTCAGGCTTAACGGTAAGCCTAAATTTCCATCATGTCAAAGAACCAATCAAGTAGAACCCTGCCCGATTCTCGCTATCGGTTGCCGTTCAGTCCGTCAGCAGGGTAGGTGAGTTACCAGCGTGTCACTGCCATGCCTTGTGATAACTGAAGGTTAATGTAGTCCATGCCATCATCTTCAGGCAGGTTGTATTCTTCAAGAAGGGCTTTGTATTTGTCCACCTCTTCAGTAAGTGCTTTGATGTATTCTTGCTTGCTGTCAGCATTGAAAGCCCTGCATAAAGTTTCTTCATCTGCGTTATAGGCGAAATTCAGGTCTTTGTACAGCCCGTCAAGTTCTTCTTCGATTTCGTGGCGTGTCATAGTCATGCGATATTTAAAAGGTTAGCTTTCTTGAAGCATCTGTATTCTTGTCTCTCTGTATCGAAGTACACCTGAACAGTGTCATTCTTCTTTCTGCTTTCACCTGATGTGGCTGGTATCAGATTTTCTTTCAGCGTGCCGTAGGCTTCACGAACAGAACCATCTACCTTTTTGAAGTAGAACTTTACGATTCTTTGCTTCATTGCAGCTTTCAGCTTCATGTTTGCCCAGGCGCATTTCATCGCTTCACTCATTGTAAATCCATTACGTTTTACAAAAGTCCACGCCATCAGCATGACTTCTTTTAATTGGTTCTTGATTTTTGTACTCATAATCGTGTGGGGTTAGTTGTTTTTTACTATATTTGTTTCGTATCAAAGTTTCGATATGCAAATATAGTATCTAAAAAGAAACCAACAAAAGAAATACTATCTTTTTAGATACCATACAACATTGTTTAACAATTAAGAGCCTTAATACATTATGAAGAAAGAGAATTGGACGTTTGGATTAAGCATAGCCTCAATAGTGATAAGTGTTACAACATTATGGCTTTGCAAAATGGATATAAAGCCTTATGATACTGATGGGGCGAGTTTGTCTATTGCTGTATTGACTTTGGTTGTAACCATTTATATGGCAAACCAAATTTACAATGCCTTTGTCTTGAAACGGGAAATCAAGAAATCTACCCAAAAGGACATCGAAGAAAGCTCAAATAATATACTGTATCACAACATGTATCTTACATTCTTTTTTCAGGGAGTAAACGAACTGAAAAAGACCCATAGTGAAGCGGCATTGTATTATCTATTTAAGAGCATGGAGTGCTTAACAAAAACAAATATCGACAAGGATAAAATGGATGAAATTATAGTGAAAATCAAGATGATACACAAAGATTATCCTGTTGAGTTGTCTAAAGACGATGTGTTTGAATACAAAAGAATTATACACCTTGCTGATATAAAAGAGAAAAAGGAGGTTATGAGCATACTTGACGATATGGAAGCTAAAGTTTAATCAGAATCATCTTCATGGCGTTTTCTAAAATCCCGAAGGAAAGGATGGTCTTCTGGATACCCGTAGTCATCTTCATCGTATGACAATATGACAATTCCAAACGAAATAAGCATAATCACGGTAAATACAAAAAGTACAGCAAAGATATCTCCCCATGCTTCTGGGTTTATTAAAAAACCGACAAATGCTATTAAGTCTGCCACACCCAATATAATGTGAAATGTTCTCATATTGCTTTTTTATATTTATAGCCATATTAAAAACACCCACAATAGGTACGAGCTATCATGGGTGCATATATTAAACCTCCTCGGAGGAATGTTTAACTAGTTGTTCCTGTAACATCTCGTACTTGTTACGGATACAAAGATAGTATCTTTAATGATACTATCAAGTGAAATTATAACTAATTATGGGAAATTCTGTAAAAGAACGGTTTTATGAAACCATGGAAGCCCTCAAACTCACCGACTATAGGGTTTATACAGACGTTGAGGGTATCACGAAAAATATGATGGTAAAATTAAGAAATGGTGAAACAAATGAAGTTTCCACAAAAATACTAATGCCATTCCTTTGTAAATACTCTGATGTTGATGCTAATTACATTTTAACCGGTCGTGGAACACCTTTACGCACACCTGAAGTTACTCAAATCTTCCATCCTAAGGGAGTTGAAAAAACAGAGGAAGAAGGAATAATAACCCTTTATGACGTAGAAGCTGCTGCAAATCTGAAATCTCTGTTTGATAATAAAGACCAGAATATCCTTGGACAAATTAATATTCCAAATATCCCCAAATGCGATGGAGCTGTTTATGTCAAAGGGGATTCCATGTATCCATTACTTAAATCTGGTGACATCGTAGCATATAAGGAGGTACCTTTAGAAATGAGTCATATTTTCTTTGGAGAAATGTACCTTGTGTCAATAGATCTGGATGGAGATGAATACTTAACTGTAAAATACGTCCAGCATTCAGAAAAAGGTGAAGACTGGATAAAACTGGTAAGTTACAATCAAAACCACCAACCCAAAGATTTTCCATTATCTTCTGTGAGAGCTATGGCTTTGGTAAAATTGAGTATTAGAATGAACACAATGAAATAATATGGGACTTTATTTTAGGAAAAGGGTGAAGATTCTTCCTGGAGTGCATTTAAACATAAGCAAAACAGGGACAAGTTGGTCTGTTGGTCCGCGTGGAGCTTCAGTGAATGTGGGTAAGAGAGGAGTTTATGTGAATACCGGGATACCAGGAACTGGTATATATTCTCGGACTAAAATATCGGGAGGTAGTAGTAACTATGATAGAGATAAACATTATGCTTCTAAGCGTGAACAAGAAAATGAAGCAATTAATAGCAATCCGTTGAGGTTCATTTTGACATTTCTGTTTTTACTGGCTTCAGTAATGATTCCGTTACTTACAAGTGCTTCATGGATTTGGTTTCCTATACTCGCCTTAATTGGAATTTGTTGTGCTTTTATTCCTGATAGTAAAACGGAAGCTAATAATTTAAACTATAATGCTGATAAAGTAGAACCTATCCATATAATCCCGGATAAAGTTATAAACATATCAGAAGAGAAATACGTATCTGAAAATACTTCTACTCTAAAAGAAAATGAGTCTCATAGAGAGGAAAATGTTTTAAAGGATTCCGTGATACATAAATTAGATCCATTATTTGAAGAATCGGCTCGTTTGGTCGTGAATCAGCAGCAAGGAAGTACTTCTCTTCTTCAGCGTAAACTTATAATAGGATATAACAGGGCAAGAAGGATAATGGGATTACTTGAGAAAGCTGGGATTGTTGGACCAGCAAATGGAGCAAACCTTCATGACGTGCTTTGTAAGGATGAAGTTGAGTTGGCTGAGAGGTTAGAAAACCTGAGTGATGACATGTTCCAAGAAACAACAAAAGATACTAATATAGAGGATAATTTTGATAAGAGTTCTCGGCTTGTTAATATTGGAATTGATTTAGAAAAAGAAGGAATGATTGATGAAGCTATTAATGTGTATGAGAAATCAATCATTTACAGATTACCGCTTAAGCACCCATACGAGAGACTTGCTATCCTTTACAGAAAAAGAAAAGATTATGAGAATGAAATCCGAGTTATAAAAATTGCAATAGAAGTCTTCATGAAAGAAAATGAGAGGAGAGCCAATATGGTAATTGATGAGGATAATTCTATGTATAATCAAGTAATGCAAGCATTAGAGACCAACGAAAGTATTAAGTATGAAGATGGGAAATGGGCTTTCGTTCAATATGATGTCATGAGTTATATAACAAGACTAGAAAAGGCACAAACTTTACTTGATAAATCAAAAAACAAAAAGGAATGAGAAGAGTATTGACTTTGTTGATGGGATTGTTCTTTTTCTGCACATTTCATGCACAAGAAGTAGTAAGATATGTAACGGCAAACCTAAATTTAAGAGATTCTCCTGATGTAACATCTTCTATTATTACTCAGATTCCTAGAGGTACTGCAGTTTTAATTGATGAGGATTGTGATTGCAAATGGATTCCTGTTAGTTATAATGGGTATATTGGATATGTTTCAACGAAGTATCTTTCAAAAGAAAAAGTTTATTATTCTTCTGAAAATCATTCATCAGGACAAATAAGATATTATACTAATTCTAGAGGTGAGAGAGTTCAGTCTCCTACATATTATTCTTCTGCACCTCCTGGGGCAACTGCTTTATGCAGAGATGGAACATATAGTTTTAGTAAAAGCCGTAGAGGAACTTGCTCTCATCATGGTGGTGTTGCAAAATGGTTAAAATAGAGATTTATGATAGTAACAACAACAAATAGTATAGAAGGATATACAATAAGAAAATATCTTGGGGTAGTCAATGCGAATGTGGTAATAGGTACAAATCTGTTTTCCGATATTGCAGCCTCTTTGACAGATGTATTTGGCGGACGTTCTGGAAGCTACAAGAGTAAATTGACTACAATTTACGACGAAGTAATGAAGGAACTGACTGGAAAGGCTGAAAGTTATCATGCAGATGCAATCGTCGGTTTACATGTAGATTTTGACGAAGTTTCTGGCGGTGGCAAATCCATGTTTATGGTTTCCGCATCCGGGACTGCTATTACATTGGAGAAAACTACTCAAGACAGATACTTTCTGTATGACTTACTTGAAAAAATCTACGACTATAAAGAGAAAGGAATATTGACGGAGGAAGAGTTTGATTACGAAAAGAATCGAATTTTGAGTCAACACAGAAATCCTATCTCGGAAGAGTATAAAGGCATTTGCCAAGAGCAGAAGGAAAAGGAGAGAGAAGAGCTTTTGCGTGAGGAAAGAATAAACGAAGCAAAGGAGCTTTTAAAGAATCGTACTGGGTGCTCGATTGATGATATAGAAAAAATTGATGAATATCAGCTACAGGCTGTGTCCTATGATGATATTGATTTTGACCCCAATGATTCCATGCAGTATATAATCTCCAAGTTCATAAGATTAAACCGCGTTCCTGAAGCGTGTAAATTCTATATGGAAGAAACGGGCCTTGAGGATTTACAGTCTGCAATAGATTTTTGTCTCAATGTATATAAACAAATGTCCTCCGTTGATGAGGAGAAAGTTGCGGCTCTTATTCCCAAACTCAAGGTTTTAAAGAAGCGTGGATTTATAGAACAAGCAGTATCAGAATATCAAAAGATGACAATATCGGATAAGCAAACATCTGAAGCATTCATACTTTCTTTAGAGATTTGATAGGTATCCGACAACAGGATAGGGAAGGCATTCAAGTAGAAAAAATGTTCTAATGAGTATCCTTATTCAGCTTAAATTAAATTATAAATAACTGATACACAGTGATTTTATATAATTCTTAGATAATCATTCGTAATGAGTAAGTCGCGGGTTCGAGTCCCGCTTTCGGCTCCGACTTAAAACCGCTTATTCCATGGTGAATTAAGCGGTTTTTCTGTTTTCTATACTCATATTAAACACCCAGTACTATATTGGCGTCAATATTCAATTTCTGGCTGATTTCGCGGGCTACTTTCAAGGTCGGTTCACATTTACCGGAAATATAATCACTCAAGCGTGAAGGACTGACTCCGATTAATTTTGCTAAAGATTTCTGATTAAGTCCCATCTCATACATACGAAGTTTGAGGACATCAACCAGCGTTGGTTCTCCCAGTGCGAAATGCTCCTCAGAATAATCTGCAACGAGATTAGAAAGTAATTCTAACTCTATACTGTGAGGATTATCCAGAGGGGTTTCATCTGTAACCAGTGGAAGTAATTCCTCAACTCTTTTTACTGCCCAATCGTATTGAGCTTTTGTTTCTATCTTTGTCATGGCTCTTGGTTGATCGGTAATTGCCGATTCTGTTTAA